AATATACATCGCTTCGCATAATGTGTGCGTGATTATGTTACATAGGCGATTTGCAATAATATCTATATGCAAATCGGCGTTATTTAACATCAATCTGCATTATGCGAAACGAAATAAAACCGACTCTTATAAGTCGGTTTTTTTTTGAAGGTTAGGGGAGTCCACGTTTTCTAATGGTGGACTCTAGTCCGGAATTTCGGACTTTTACCTTAATTATTTTTCTACAACTTTTAAATTACCGCTTGCCGTTAGCTCAACGTTGTTTATGCATTGTTCAAGAATTATATGAACAAGCTCACTTTCTTTGATCGGCATTAAGTTTTTATTAATCAGTTGCTTATTCAATTCAATGCATTTTTTACGAAGCATTTCTTGCTCTTTGTCATTCATACGAACAGTAATAGCCATTTTTTAAACAATCTGTATTCAACTAACATGTAGCCAATAATACTTGTATACATGTAATTTGTACTTGCTATTCATGTGAACATGTATTAAATTTTCTCAAATGTAATATGTATACATGTTTAAATAGTGGGATAACATGCTAGATCATCTATGTATAAACGCACCGTTCGAAAGCAGCTTCTTTTCTGTGGACGCTGACGGTCGTTATTTTTTCATAGATGTTGATCCGCATTCACTTGAAATCCCATTGGCATCTAGATCGGTTTATAAGGATGAGGATGGGGAAGTGCATAACTCTGCTTTATTCCATCCTTATGAATCAGTACCAACGCATTTTACTGGTATGGCTATGAAGGTATTTTTCGATTCTAGCTATGAGCCATACGTCCAGATCAAAGCCAGTCCTGCCAAATTGCTTCAAGGTCACAACGTTTTCGGCATCGATGATATTTACTTGGGTGCAATGGAAATGATCGGCTATTTGCAAATGGCGTATCCAGTTTTAGCTAAAATGTTGGATTGGACAAAAGCATGGGTATCACATATTGATGTGACATATTCAGCACGTGTTAAAGACCAAACTACAGCACATAAAGTGCTTGAGTATCTTGGCAATGTTAGCAATGGTCAGACACGTATTAGTAAAAAAGCCTATGACACATCACGCTACTGGGGCGCTGCAACATCACGTCTAGTACAGCATAAATGTTATTTGAAACATGAAGAATTCTTGGCGCAATTTGCTGAACAGCAGCAACTTGCCAAGAAGAATGACAAATCAGCTATGAGAGTGGTTCAAGTCATGTCAGATCAGCGACTCATAGACTGGACAATAGGCTTATTACGCTTTGAGTCAAGGCTTAAAAAACGCTGGTTAGAACGTCATGGCATTCCAACTAATCTATTTGAATTAATCAAGTTTCAACGTAAAAACCCAAATTTACTTCAATCACTTTGGACACAAGCAACGCATAGCATATTTGAAGCTCTGAGAGGTCAAACTATGAAATTAACCGATGATAAAAGTGTACTTGAAGCTATCGAACGGTCAAACGTAGTCATGACCAAATCAGGTAAAGCTTCACCAACTAAAGTCCGTAACTTGTTCGCAATGTACTGTTTAATCAGAGAAAAAGGCATTGCTGAATTAAAGGCTAACTATTCCAAATCTTCATTTCATCAGTTGATCGCTGACCTTTGTGAATGCGGATTTTCAAAGGCATATCTCCAGAATTTACACACTGAGAAAGCCAACAACATTATTCCTTTTGTCAAGCTCATAGAGATTGATTTCAACCAACAATTGCCAGAATGGTACGAAATGCCAACCTCGCAATTTAAACTAAAAATAGCGTAATTGGAGCTTAAAAAATGTCACAAATTCAAACTGTTGTAGTTACTGGTTTAAAAATGTCTAAAGGTGAATTTACGCCTGAGAATGGCATGAATAAAGGCGTACCACAGCCTTATGACAATCTAAACATCTATGCGTCAATTCCATTTCCAGATGGTGATATGGATGCTAAAGGCTCACGCGAGCAAATTTTCAAGCTTAAAGGTTCAGGCAATTATTATCGGTTTAAAGACGTTCAATTGCCGTGTGAATTCAACTTGGAGTTCGAGTTTGACTTTACTAAAGCACCGCCAAAACCAGTACTAAAAGATATAAAGCCTGCACAATCAAAGGCTTAATATACATCGCTTCGCATAATGT